GCAGGGCGCTCCGCCTCCCGGCGCTGGCGGCCCGCCGCCCAGCATTCCCATGCAGATCAACGGCACCATGACGCCTCAGCCGCAGGGCGGTCCTCCGCGTCCCATGATGCCGCCGGGCGGTATGCCGCCGCGTTAATACGACATTAAGGAATTAGTCATGGCATTGGAAAAAGTCGATTCGACTGTCCAGAAACTTCTTAGCAATATTCATGCTTACAATAATGAATATAAGAAGTGGGAAGCGCGGACCACGAAGATTCTTCGCCGGTATCGTGACGACCAAAGCACAACCACAGGCATGAACGAAGCCGCGCGGTTCAACATCCTCTGGTCCAATGTCAATACATTAGTTCCCGCTGTGTACGCCCGTCTGCCCAAGGCGGACGTATCGCGCCGCTTTGGCGATAACGACCCAGTGGGCCGCGTTGCGTCTTTGCTGATTGAGCGCGCCCTTGATTACGAAATCGAGCATTACCCCGATTTTCGTGCATCCATGCGTCATGCCGTGGAAGATCGTTTCCTTGGCGGGCGTGGAGTGGCGTGGGTCCGCTATGACCCGCATATCAAACAGCAGGATGTACCCGAAGATGGCTACCAAATCACCGAAGACATTGAAGAAGGCGAGTCCCAAGAAGCCCAAGGCGACATCCACAATCAAACCGCCGGAAACGACGGCCCCCCTGAAGAAATTGATTACGAGTGCGCCCCCACCGATTACGTTCATTGGCGCGATTTCGGACATACTTGCGCGCGTACTTGGGAGGAAGTAACCCAAGTCTGGCGCTGGGTTTATATGTCCAAGGATGCTGTGACGGAACGCTTTGGCAAAAAGATTGCCAAGAAGATTTCGTTCAACAGCAGCCCAGAAAGCCTGACAAAATACGGCCAATCGTCCAAGAATAACGACAAGGCCAAGGTGTGCGAACTGTGGGACAAGGAAACCGCTAAGGTTTACTGGCTCATGGAAGATTATGTTGAACTGCTGGACGAGCGGGATGACCCGCTGGACTTGGAAGGGTTCTTCCCCTGCGCCAAGCCCCTATACGCGACAACGACCAGCGATAGCCTCATCCCAGTGCCGGACTTTATCCTGTATCAGGATCAGGCCAACGAACTTGATATTCTGACTGACCGCATTGACGGCCTAGTCAAATCCCTGCGCGTCCGTGGTGTGTACGATGCTTCGCAGCCCGCACTACAGCGTTTGTTGACTGAGGGCGACAACAATACGTTGATCCCAGTCGATAAATGGATGGCCTTTAGCGAGAAGGGGGGGCTTAAAGGCAGCATTGACCTTCTTCCCATCGAAACTTTGGCCTCCGCGCTTATCAACTGCTATCAGGCCCAAGCCAACATCAAAGGCCAAATCTATGAAATTACAGGCATTTCTGACATTCTGCGCGGCGCTGGTGCGGCGTCTGAATCCGCCACGGCCCAGCAGCTTAAGGGCCAATATGCTGGATTGCGACTGCGCGCTATGCAGGAGAGCGTTGCTCTATTTGCCAGCGAACTACTTCGACTAAAGGCGCAGATTATCTGCACCAAGTTCCAACCCGAAACTATCCTGCAACTAGCTGCGGCTTCTCAAATGTCGCCTGCCGATCAGCAGATGATCCCGCAAGCCTTGCAACTGATGCAGGATAGTCCCCTTCGCTCGTTCCGCATCCAGGTTGCGGCTGACAGTTTGGTTCAGCTTGACGAGAACCAGAATAAGCAAGACCGCGTTGAGTTCCTGACGGCTTTCTCCAACTTTCTGCGGGAAGCGGTTCCGGCTGGTCAGTCCTCGCCTGAAATGGTTCCCATGCTGATGGACATCGTTAAATTTGGCATTGGCGGGTTTAAACAGGCTAGAAACATTGAAGGGTCTATTGACGCTGCATTGCAGAAGATGGCGGAGGCAAGCGCCCAGAAAGCCCAGAACCCGCCGCCCAATCCTGAAATGATGAAAATACAGGCCGATCAGCAAGCCACGCAGATGAAGGTCCAGGCTGACGTACAAGGCCAACAGGCCCGCGCTCAGGCTGATATGCAGATTGAGCAGATGAAGATGCAGATGGAAACTCAGCTTGAGAACCAGCGGCAGCAGAATGATGCCCAGCTTAAAATGCAGGAGCTTGCTGCTAAAGAGCAGTTTGACCGCTGGAAGACTGAACTGGACGCGGCGACTAAGATCATGGTTGCCCGGATTGCAGCTAACCCCGGCATGGACCTGCCGATGCTAGAAGCCCAACAGGCGGCGTCTGAGACTATTACCAAGGAGCTTGGCGATAACGTTCGCATGGCGATGGACCAGATGACCAGCGCCCATAACAACATGGCAAATATGCACGGTGAGTCCATGCAGAAGCTGCAAGATGTCCTTCAGGCCGCTAATGCGCCCAAACGGATTGTGCGCGGCCCGGACGGCAGGGCGCTTGGCGTTGAGCCTGTACCGGCTGTTCCGCAGGGGATGATGCAGTGACCTTATCGCTGACGCATACATTCGTATCGGCTATTCCAGACGGCACGGACGCCACGGTTGTGCGCCCGTCCAACTGGAACGACACCCATACCGTTGCTGGGACGCTGCCTATTGCCAATGGCGGGACGAACACGGCCAGCGTACCAGCCAACGGCCAACTGCTGATTGGCGACGGAACTGGCTACACGGTTGCCAATTTGACGGCTGGCACCGGCATGACGATCACCAATACGGCTGGCGGTATCACACTGTCTGCGCCTGAGAATGGCACGGTTACGGGCGTCACGGCGTCCAGCCCCATAGCCTCCAGCGGCGGTACAGCGCCCAATATCAGCCTGACCGGCACGGTTGACGTTCCGCATGGCGGTACTGGCGCGACGACTTTGACGGGTTATGTGATTGGCAACGGCGCAAGCGCCATGACTGCCAGTGCGACAATCCCGATCAGCAACTTGACCGGCACATTGCCCGTTGCCAATGGCGGCACGGGGCAGACAACCTACACGGACGGCCAGCTTCTTATTGGCAATACCACCGGCAGCACCCTAACCCCGGCTACTTTGACGGCTGGCACGGGCGTCACGATCACCAACGGGCATGGCACGATAACAATATCGGCCCCGGACACCGGCACGGTTACGTCGGTCACAGCGTCTAGCCCCCTAGCCTCTAGCGGTGGGGCGACGCCTAATTTGAGCCTGACTGGCACGGTTGCCATAGCCAATGGCGGCACGGCTGGCACGGCGACCCCGACAGCGGGCGCGGTCCCGTATGGTACTGGCACGGCTTATGGCTTTTCTGCGGCTGGTACGACGGGCCAAGTCCTGACATCTGCGGGCGCTGGTACGCCTACCTGGACCACGCCGACCACTGGCACGGTAACATCAGTCACGGCGTCTAGCCCCATTGCGTCAAGCGGTGGCGCTACGCCCAATCTAAGCCTTGGCACGGTCCCGATTGCCAATGGCGGCACTAATTCCACTGCCACGCCTACGGCTGGCGGTATTGGCTATGGCACCGGCACGGCTCATGCGTACACGGCGGCTGGCACGACTGGGCAGGTTTTGACCTCTGCGACTGCCGGTACGCCGACATGGACTACCCCGACAACGGGAACAGTCACCAGCGTTGCCCAGACCTTCACTGGCGGCATTATTAGCGTTGCTGGCTCGCCCATTACGTCCAGCGGGACTTTGGCCCTGACGGTGGCTGGTACGTCTGGCGGCGTGCCGTATTTCAGCAGTGGCTCGGCTTGGGCAACGTCTGCCGCTTTAGCTGCTAATGCCATTGTTCTTGGCGGCGGTGCTGGTGCAGCCCCCGCAACTACGACAACAGGAACGGGCGTTGTTACCGCGCTAGGCGTTAATACTGGAACTGCCGGAGCATTTGTCGTCAACGGCGGCGCTCTTGGCGTTCCGTCCTCTGGCACGGTTACGAACCTGACCGGCACGGCAAGCATTAATATTAATGGCACAGTGGGTGCCACCACGCCAAGCACTGTAGCGGCGACTACCTTGGCAATCGGCGGAGCCACGCTTGGCACTAATGCTCTGGCGGTGACTGGGACGGCCAGCATTTCTGGCGGTGCCTACATTAGTAATCTTGGCGGCGCTAATAAGATCATCAATGGGGATATGGTCATTGACCAGCGCGGTGTTGCTGTAACAACGGACAACACTTATGTCGTTGACAGATTTTTGGTGCGCCTAGTCAATCAGACAACGCAGACCTTCACGGCCCAGCAGGCGTCTCTGGCGTCCACGACGCCGCCCGGATTTATAAACAGCCTTAAGTATCTGTACGGCGGTACGGCAGCGGCCCCCGCCGCCACTATGGTTGCCGGTATTATCCAAAAGGTTGAGGGTTTGAACTGCGGTGACATGAAGTTTGGCACCGCCGACGCCAAGGCTATTCTGTTGAGCTTCTGGTGCAAAAGCTCGGTTACCGGCACCTTTGGCGTCTGCTTCTTTAACAGCGCGAACAGCCGCTCTTACCCCGCGACGTACACGATAAGCGTTGCAAATACTTGGGAGTACAAGACCGTTGCCGTCCCCGGCGACACTTCGGGTACTTGGCTTGTCACCAACGGCATTGGTATTCAGGTGAGCTGGGATTTGGGTGTCGGCGCAACTTACTCCGGTAGTGCTACTGGCGCATGGCAAGCGGCGGACTATCGTGGAGTAACCAGCACAACTAAATTGTGCGCCACTACGGCTGGCGACTTTTTCCTAACAGGCGTCAAACTCGAAGTCGGCTCCATCGCCACGCCGTTCGTGCCGGATGATTATCAGGTGTCGTTGGGGAAGTGTTTGAGGTATTATCAAACTGTTCAAACTCTTATGATGAATGGAGTTACTACTGCTCAGGCAATTATGGAGTATTTTTCTAAAGTTCCGTTTAGAGCCACACCAACAATATCTTTATATTCAGCTTCTCCTTACGTTGAAAGCGTACCTTGGAATACGGTAGGAAGTCTTACATCAGCATCAATAAGCGCCGGTCACCTAACTGTTAACGGAGGGGATATTTCAATAAGTGGCACTTTTTCACCAGCTACATCATATGGGTCAGTTTGGATATTAGGCAATGGCGGGCAGGGTACGACGGTAGTAACTTTTACGGCAGAGTTATAAAATGTATAAATTACAAACTAATAAAATTACTGGCGAGGTTTGTTCTATTTGGTATCAAGAAAAACTAATGTGCATACCACTAGACCCCGACAACACCGACTACCAGCAGTTCCTCGTAGACTGGAAGAACGGCGCTGAAGTCCTTAACCCCGACGGCACACCCGCCCCCTACGTCGCACCGGAACCTAAATAGTGGCGACAGCCTTCCAATCTAATGCCTTCCAGACCAATGCGTTCCAGATTTCTGGAGCGCCGCCGCCTATTGTTATCGATGACACCCATGACGGCGACTATCACAAGCGCCTCAAGGAACGGTTTGATGAGGAAAATCAACGGGTTAAGCGTAAGCGCGAGGACATTATTGCCGCGTATGAACGCATTGTTGAAGGCAAACCGGACGTAGCTAAAGAGCTAGTCGAGGGCTTTGAAGTAAAGACAAAGCAAAGAGGCAGTAAAGGCAAAGACTTGTTGCCCCGCATTGACTTTGATAAGTTTATGAAAGACTTAGACCGCGTTGAAGAACTATGGTCCCAATACTTAGAAATGGAAGACGAAGACTTAATGGTGCTTCTATGAGCAAGTACAAGGCAATATACGACAGTAAAGGCAAAGTAGCTGAGTACAATGACGGCGAACTGACTTGGTATCGTGAAGACCTCGCAGAGACTAGCAACAGTCCTCAGATTATGCTTGACATTCAACCCTATACGAGCATGGTCGACGGAAGCTTGATTACTTCGCGGTCCAAGCATAGGGAGCATCTTCGGCAACATAACTGCATCGAAATCGGTAATGAGAAGATGCAGAACACACCCCCGCCACCTTCTACCAATCGGCGGGAATTATTGCATAGGCGCTTGGCTGACATGAGTGACCGCCAAGCTAATCAGATACTTAACCAGCTACGGAGAAACTGAACTTGGACACCCAAGACCAGATCGTTCCAGAAGACAATGACAAGGGCGTAGATCGCAAAGAGCTACTGGCCCAGCAGTTTGACGACGTTGAAACCAACGAACCACAACAGCCCAAGGCGCGCGCCGAAGACGGCAAGTATGTAGCTGCCAAGGACGCCCCCGCCGCTGAACCGGACGCTGATGAACCCGTCTGGAAGCGCCCGCCATCCTCTTGGAAGCGCGATTATCATGAAGTCTGGCAGACCGCTGACCCCCGCTTGCAGGAATACGCCTACAAGCGCGAAGAGGAAATGCGGGCTGGTATTGAGCCGCTGCGGTCTAAAGCCCAGTTTGCCGACCAGATGAATGAGGCCATCCAGCCTTATATGAACACCATCCAAGGTCTTGGTATTGATGCTCCGCGCGCCGTGAAGGCGCTCATGGAAGCTGACCATGTGCTGCGTAATAGCCCGCCGGACCAGAAGCGGGCATACCTTGCCAATCTGGCGCGGTCCTATGGAATTAATTTGGGTGAAGTCGATCCGTACCAACAAGCCGGACCAGTTGATCCCAATTATTATGCCTTGCAAAACGAACTTAATAACGTTCGCGGGGAAATTAGCAGTTTCAAACAGCAACAG